CTGGGTGCTGGAACACCTCCGCGTACGCGCCAGCACCAAGGTTCTTGATGTTCAGCGTGCTCTCAAGTCGAGTATAGTACTGCTCGAGTGTCTCTTCGGCAATGAACTGTTTGAATCGCATTCTGTGTTCCAATGGCATTTCACAATGTGAAAAATCACCCAATCAAGAACGATTGATTTCCGCCGCCAATCATCCCACCCCACTCGTAGTCGAGGGCAGACTGCTTCAGCTCAGCGAAGTCCGTGTTCGCTTCGGCGATCAGAAGCTCACCGTTCTGAGTGATCGTACCGGCAGCACCAGGAGTGCCAGACGTGAATCGTGACCGAATCAGACCGAGCTGGTACTTGTTCTCAGCGAGCGCCCAGTTCTGAATGAACTGCTTCGACCACCGATCACGGAGGATCTCCTGCTCAGTCTTCTCCATGCGGCACTCGATGATCACCTTCTCAGAGCGGTACACCTTCCGAGTGATCAACAGCTCGCGCGTCCCTTCGTTCCACAGGAACGTGAGATCGCCGGCGAACAGCCGCTGGAACTCTTCTGAGAGACTGGACAGAAGATGCAACGAGAGGATGTCAACTGTTGCTGCAGAGTAGTACGAGGTCAGAATCCCTGAGGACCAGATCGCGTCGTTCCCGTTCGCCGTCTCGATGCCGAGAACGTTCAGTCGGTGAATCTTCGAGACCTCGACGATCTTGTCGGTGCCGTCGGTCTGCGAGTTCAGGTAGTACGTCTGCTGATTCGGAATCAGCGGGTACATCACGTACGCCATTCGGTACGCGCCGTCGCACCACATTCTGTAGTTGTCGAGCGCGTTGTCGATCGCGATGTTGAAGTGCTCTTCCTTCAGTTCGATGCACGAGGTCGGCCATCCGAGCTGATGCTTCAGAACGCCGATCAGCCGTTGCCGAGCTTCGTACGAACCGTCATCGCCGATCGCGATCTTGTCAGGGCTCGGAACACCCTGCTGATCGGTGTTCACCTTTCGCCAAGTGCTGCCAGTCCAGGCGTTCAGGCACTTCGAGGTCGTGTTGTAGAACAGTTCGCCGATGAACGGATCAGCGAGCGCTGCTGGCTCAAGCGTGATCGGCGTCGTGAACGCTGGAACAGAGCCAGCGCCGATGTTCAGAAGCGCGTTCGTTGGCGACGGAACAACCCACGCGGCACCGTCCCAGTACTGCCCGCGGTTCGTGGTGTAGTTCCACACGAACAGACCGAGGGTCGGAGCGTCCGGAAGAGAGGTTCGCGATTGAACGCCGGAGAGCGGGGCATTGAACACGCCGAGATTGTCTCTGAACAGGAGGTTCGTCGCTGTGCACTGAACCCAGCTTGTGCCATTGAACGCCATCAGCGAAGCACCACCAAGAATGTACACTTGACCCTGAATCCCAGGATTCGTTTCACCGGTCAGAATCGTGTCCGAGCGAGTTGGAATCCAGACCGAGCCGGTCCAGTACTGCATCAGGTTCGTTTGCTGATCGTGGTACACCATCCCAACGGTCGGAGCGAGCGGAGCCGACGGCAGCGATGGCACGTTCCCAGCGAACGGTGACCGATTCGATTCGATCACTGGGTCAGCGAGAGGGTACGACTGAACGCCGATCGGGTAGTACTGAAGAACGTTCGAAGCAGCGTGCACTGAGCCGTAGTACAGCTCCGTCTGCACGGTGTTCTGAATCGTGATCGTGAACGAGGTCGTGCCAGTCGTGTTGTCAATGACATCGGCTGGAAGCGGAGCACTCTGAATCGCCGAGTACAGCGAGATCACGTGAGCGTCGCCGATTTTGTCAGCTGGCGCAGCGAAGTCGGTTGAACCAACGTACGGCGTACCGTCAACTGGGTAGTTCACCACGGTGATCGGCTTCGTCGAGAGCAGCACCAGAGCGCCGTCGGCGACCGTGAGAGCCGTTGGATACGAGACTTTCAGCGTGATCGTTGTTGGCGTCGGACGTGCGATCTCGACCGAGAACTGCCGCGCCTCGACCCAAAGATCGTGAGTGTTCTTAGACGAGAGGTTCGATGCGTTCATGTGGGTCCTGATACGACTGATCAGCTATTTAGTGCCCAGGAGGGATACATAGCTGTATGCGATACAAGAATCACGCGTTCAGACCAGGCGATACGATCGACGGAATCCTTCGTCTGCTGGGTCGTCATGACCTCACACACGTTGAGCTCTCGATCCTTCGAGCCCAGTTCAACGAGCTGAACGGTTCAGCTGTTCCTCGTCCGGGAGAGCTGTTCAGAATCCCGATGCCCGACATCGTCGCAGACGAAACGGGTCTCTGCGACGACGATGACGGGTTCGGGTTCTAAGTTGTTCTGAGGACTATCGGTACGTTCGACGAATGTACCAGATCGAGAACACCCAGAACGAGTTCGCGAACATCGCTCCAACCGAAGCGTAGAAGCTCCAAGGTTGTTTCAGACTCGTGTAGAACCATAGGTTCCAAAGACCCCACGAAGCGAAGAACAGCGTGCTCAGAATCGAGACGCCGTTCGCTTCCTTTGAGCGCCACATCAGGCGACAGTGGTTCAGCACGGAGATCATTGCTCCGAGCTGGAATAGCGAGTTCACTTGGTCGTCAGTCAGGATCATGACAGCACCTTGTCGGCGATCTTCGCAATGTTCCAGGCGTCGTCAGCACCGTTGTGATGCCGACCGACGAGCGACAGTCCGTAGAAGTTCAGAGCACGAGACATCCCCATCTCCTTCTGCAGCCCTTCCTTCAGCGCCATCAACGTCTTGATGTTCAGGTGCGCTCGCATCTTCGCGAACGGGTTCGCGTACCGTGAGATGTTGTACAGCTTCGAGAGACCACCGAGCTGCTCTGGGTCTGACGAGAGCTTCACTCGATCGTACTCGCCGAACGATGCCCAGACGTGGTTCTTCGTGATGCCGTAATCGCACTCGATGTTGTACAGGACGTTCTCAATGTCAGAACCCTGATCGACTGCCTCTTGCGTCCAGCCCGTGAGCTCGGTGCAGAACGGCGAAACCTTCGAGTACCGTGGCTTCACGACGTACGAGTACTTCCCCTTGACCTCGCGGCTTTTGATGTGAAGCTCGCAGATTCCGATCTCGATGATCTCGTTCGGATGATCACCCTGCTCTTCAGGGGTTTCCCAGCACGTCGCTTCGAGATCAACGACGAAGATTTTCATGAGGTTCGCACCCATCATGAACTCCCAAGGGCATCAGCTCTAGCTTCGTTCGCTCGCGCTTCTGCCTCAAGGTACACGCGAAGCACGTTCGCCTCGATGTTCAGCTGGAGCTGCTCGGCGACCATCGACTGCATCACTTGCGGATGTACTGCGACGCGCCCAGGGCTTTGCTGGTATCGTGATTGGCGCGCATTGAACTCGTTGATCATCTGCCCGAGCAGAAAGATCCGAGCTTCAACGTGCTCGAGCCGGTCGTTCGAAATCGGATGCATTGTAGTCCTTGTAGGTGTCTTTGAACCAGGCTGGGGCTGGGCGATTCGTCCACTTCGCGAAAGTAGCTTTCGGACCCAGGTAATAGTTTCGGTAAGCTTGAACTGCATTCTCGTCCTTGAACTCGTCTGGCATCGCGAGAGCGAACGGCGTTCGCGCAGCATTCGGAATCTTTTTCGGGGTCGTCATCAAGAACTTCCCGTGCTTTGCCCAAGTGTTGTGGATTCGACCGTACCGATGCGTGTACTCAGCCGCGGTCGCTTTGAACAGCTCTGATAGCCAGCTGTAGTTCTCCTTGGATTCGCGGGTCCAGACTGCGCTCGGATGATTCTGGTGCGTGACGTTGTAGCACCGTTGATTCCGAATCTGAATCTTTCCGTCGACCAGAACAGCGTTCTCGCCTGGCAGCGAGTACACGAACTTCGGCTTCTTGCCGGCGGCGTACCGCTCTTCGGATTGAAGAGCGTACTTCTCACCGTCAAGCAGGCGGTGCGCGGTCGAGAGGAGCTGCGCGTACTCGACGATCATCTTCACGACGTGCTTGTCGAGGTGCGCCCGAGCAGCTTCGATCGGGTCTTCAGAGAGGACAAAGATGTTCATGATCCTGATTTTACACCAGGTTCATCGATACACCTGTAACGATCTTAGGATCGGAGGATCGCGTACCCGGTCTGTGGGTTCGTGAACGAGACGGTGATCGTGTTCGAATCAACGAACGTGATGTCGCTCGGGATCATGACCTTGTGAACGCCTGAACCGACGTCAACGAAGATCTGAATCATCGCGATGTACGGTGCCGGCAGATTCAGGTTGTGAACGATCGTCCAGGGCTCTCCAGGGGGCGGAGCAACCTCCTGATGATGTCTGTACGGAGTGTTCGACCCAGGGATCCCTGACGCAATCGTCGTCCATCCTGTTGGTGTCCGGAGGCTCAGCGTGTTCGAAGCCGAGTCGTACCACGTTTGACCAAGGAACGGATTCGACGGAGCTGATGTCGAAGCGAAGTTCTGAGCGAGGTCAATGAAGTTCTGAGTGTAGCTCTCACCCCACGGTGATCCGTTCTTGCCGATCACGTCGATCGGACGAGTGCTGATCTGCACGGTCGGTGGAACAACGAGATCGGCTTCACCGGTGATTCGGATCAGGTACGTTGAGACGTTCGTGATCAGACCAGTCGTCGCATCGCCGGCAGAGGTTGGAGCGATGATCAGCTCATTCACCAGGATCTCGGTCGACGAACTGAACGAGCTCGAGGTGTTCGGGTCAGCTGCCGAAGCCCGAGTGTACACCGTGTACTTCCCAGCGTACGAAGCGTTCTGAACGATCTCGAACGTGGTCGCTTGAATCAGCGTGTACCCGACTGGGACTGGCGTTGTGTACGCCGGAGCAGTGACTCCGTTCGAGTCCCGATAGAACCTTCCTTGAAACGTGCCAGTGAGGTCGCCCTCTGAGGATGCGAGCCGAATCCGACCAGGAGATCCAACTCCGCCGGATTCGGTGATTTGAGCGATCGTGAACGTGCGTGCCATTGCTGTACCTGAGGTTCTTAGATCAGGTATTTATGGCACACAGCGGATTACTCCTGCGACGATTCGACGATCCGCGGAATGATGCCGACGTTGTCGGAGTGCACTGGCGGAACCCAACCGGCTGGCTTCACGAGATCAGGCAGACCAAGCGGATTCGGACGTGATGCCTTGATGCCGACCTCCTTCGTCATGTTCGCATCGTGCACGCGCGCCCAAGCCTCGTACGCGTCAACTTGAAGAGCGTTCAGAGTGCCGATCGCGACCACACAGAGATCGATCATCGCATCAACGATGTCGTCGGCAGCCGCAACAGTGGCTTGCGATCTGGTTGGCACATCGCCAACTTGAACCTGCATCGTGCGGAACTCGTGAGAGTCGTCAGGCATCGTGCGCAGAGTTTCCAGCACACCGAACGCCTTCTTGGCTTCGTCGAGCTCTTCTTGCAGGAAGTTCAGACGGAACTCAAGGAACTTCAGGAGCTTCGCCCCATCAAGCTTCTCGACGGCTTCATGCACGCCGAACTTCTGATGCATCTCCAGATTGTCTTGAACCCAGTCGCCCTCGATGGTGAATCCGGCTTCATCGCAGGCACACCCACCGCAGCACTCGTTATCTTGCAAAGTCATAGTTCCTCCAGTTGATAGAGGATTCAGAGATTGTAACACGAGGACCGAGCTTCAGAACCTGAATCCAGGTCACCGGCAAAGCGAGACCCAAGCCAGACGAAGGACCAGAACAAGAACCCACGCGAGCTGCACGAACTCAATCGGGAACCAGTGCAGCCACAGTACGTCCGCGAGACCCGCGATCGCGTACAGGGATCCAGAGATCAGAAAGAACTTGCCGTTTGACACTTTCGGCCTTTCGAGATGTTTTCGGTACTTGGCAGCATCTGAAGGTTCTCCTTCGAAGCGATGATCTTCGGGTCGATGTTCTTCAGGAACCCTTCGACGATCGAGAACTTGTGATCAAGGTGGTTCGTCTTCAAGCCACGATCCAGGTTCAATGGGTTGATCTCGGTCTTGAAGGTCTTGTACGTTCGCTCGGTGAGCTTTCGAACAACCCGACTGTAATCAGCCCACTGTTGAACTTGATCGTCAGGGATCCCATTGTTCAGAGCAGAAACCCTGGTTGCTTCAGCCGTTCGCCTCTTCGCTCCGCAGTGAGAGCAAGGTGCGGTGTTCGGATCTGCCTTCAGAACCTTCGTGATGTTCGAAGCCTGCCAGGTTTGCTGAGTACCGCAGACCGGATGAAGGAAGGAGACACTGATCTTACCGCTGTTCAGGATGCCACCGAATGTCACCTCAGTATGCCCGAGGTCTTCAAGAGCCTTCTTGATCTTGTTTCTGCCACCTGAGTACAAGTCTTGAGCCGCACAAGTTGTGCAACGTGGTGCCTTCGAGAATGTGAGCACAACCTTGCCGCAGCAGGCGTATGTTCGTTCGCGCTTCTTCATTCTCACATTCTAAAACAGAAAGGGCTCCCGAAGGAGCCCTTTGTAGGTTTGCTGTTCCTAGAAACAGAGGTCTTTCGACCTCGTTTGCTTAGGAGAATGCCACGTTCTTGACTGTGATCCGGGCATAGTAGTCGGCCGAGTTCCCGAGGGAAGTCGAAGCTGACGTGAACGTTGCCTTGCCGTACCGAGTCATCAGGCTGACAGCTGGTGAGAACGTGTTCGCGTCCATCACGATGCCAGTTGACATCAGCGGGATGTATGGGCAGTAGAAGTACCCTGAGTCGAGCTCAGAAGAACCACCCTTGTAGCCCATCAGGATGTCTTCGCCCAGATCGCCAGAAGCGTTCTGAACACCAGCACCTGAGCCGCCCAGAGTCCAAGCGTCTTGGAGACCCCAGTTGTACGAGTACACCTTCAGTTGACCGTTCAGAGTACCAACGAGCTTGTTGCCAGTTGGGTCAGAGAACGAGCCAGACACTGCTGGTGCGAACACCGACTTTGCAGCGGACTGCAGCATCGAAGTGATCAGGTGACCACCAACGAGCCAGTTCCCAGGCCCACGACGGGTCTTGGCACCGATTTCGTTCGCCATCTTGTTGATCAGGATGCCGAGATGGGCATAGCGATCGCCGAGGTAGTTCGGAGCGAAACCAGCAGTTGGAGCTGCGAAGTCGTACGTGGTGACAGTCGAAGCGAGCTGCATCAGGTCGTTCAGGATTTCGTTGTCGATTTCGTGAGCGATCTGAGCTGACAGAGCAGCGGTCAGTTCGTTCTCGAGATCAAGACCGTGTTGGCTGTTCAGGTCTTGAGCAGCTTCAACAGTCCAACGAGCTTGCAGCTTGCGTGAGCCAGCCGAGATCGTTTGCTTCAGAACCGAGAGACGCATCGACTTGCCGCCGAACCCTTCCATGTCTGCAGTCTGAGCAGCGAAGCCGTCAGAAGTAGCAGCGGTCAGAGCTGGTGGGTACCCAGCTGGTGGGTACCCAGCGGTACCGACGTTGGCTGTCGAGTAGAAGCGCTTCATCTTCGAAGGGTTCGAGCCGTACTGGCCGAAAGCTTCGTCGCCAGCGGCGATGTCAGCTGCACCAGCAGGATTGTCCGAAGCTTCACCGAAGGCGAAGCGGAGCGAGTACACCAGACCGACTGGACCAGACATTGGCTGAACGCCGACGAGGTCAGACGAGATCGTACCTGGGAGGATACGACGGATCATCGGGATCGTGATCTTTTGGAAGTTCCCGATAGCGGAGGCGTTCTGGACGTTGGCGCCAGCTGTTTCCATCAGGTGCTGCTTCTGGTTCTCCAGAAGGGTAGCCATGACAGTCTTCTTCGAACCTTGGAGGCCTTCGAGAAGGGCATCCTTGGTTTCTTGCCAGTTTTCAATCAATTGCATGAGGTTTCTCCTTGTGAGATGGCAGGATCAGTTGCGAATACCCGCGAGACGACGAAGGTTCGCGAGCTGGTCAGCCTTTGAGCCTTGCACGGATTCCACGATCGTTTCGGCTGGCTCGCCGGTCACGACAGTAGTCTTTTTGTCTTGAACAGCTTCAGTCACGACGGTCTTCGCCGGAGCGGTTGGCTCAGCGTCTTCCTTCATGATGCGGCTGATGAAGAACTTGTAGCTTTCTTCGAGACGGCTGGTTTCGATTGAACGAAGGACCATGGCCATTTGCTCGCGCTTCTTGCCGGTCAGCGGTGCCAGGACTTGTTCCATCTTGGCTTCACGAACCATCTTTGCGAGCTTCTCTTCACGCTCGGCGAGCGCCTTCTCGGCGTCGGCAAGCTTCGATTCAGCGATTGCGAGCTTCGACTGAACTGCGTCTTCGTCGACGTACGACGTGCCGTATGTTTCAGCGAATGCTTCGAAGATCTTCCGGCCGAACTCGTTCTGCTTCACAACAGCGAGGTCTTCCTTGAGCTCTTCCATTTCGGCTTCCAGGCGCATTTCGAAGAACTGGTCGATCTTGTCGACAAGCCCATCGAGCTCTGTAGCCACTTCGGCAGCGAGATTGTGCTTCGCTTCAACGAGCTTCTCGGCGTATTCAGCCTCGAGGTCGCGGAAGCGCTCAATGTCACCGGTGAACTCTGCGAGTTCCTTTGTCAGGGCTTCAGCAACGAAAGCATCCACTTTGCCGATCAGCTCATCGCGTTCGCCTGCCCATTGCTCTGCGAGCTCAAGACGGACTTGGCCTGAAACTTCTTCGCGGATTTGCTGCTTGAAAGTTTCGACCGACGCAGAGAGTTCAGCGCGTGTTTCTTCGCTGAGGAGCTCGGACTGCAGAAGCTTGTTCAGAATCTCATCCATTAGCTTTCTCCTTGGTGTGGTTGTTGGGTACGTAGATCGTTTACAACTGACCTACACTTGGATCGGGTGAGATTCCACCGACAGGCTTCGTCTCAATCGCATTTCCTATTTACGGGATTGCGCAAAAAAGCCCCGAAAATCCAAGTGATTTCGGGGCTTCCAGGCTCGTCAGCCGAGCTTAGTCTTGGGCATTTTGATCTGGGTCAACATCAGCCGACGGCTCGTCGGACACTGCCGGGGCTGCGAGCCCCGTGACTTCGCGAGTCTTTGCCACGAAGTAATCGTGCATCGTGACGGCGGCTTGTTCTTGACGGTCGTTGATGATGTCTTGAAGCATCGACTTCAAGGTTTCTGCGTGATTCGGCATAGAGGTGAACTCCTTGTCTGGTTATGGATGAAGGTATTTACGGTTGCCAGGAGATCAACTTTTCAGCTTTTCAGCTTCTTCTCAGCAGCCTTGTACCCAGCATCGAACGCGAGCTCGAGAGCCGTTCTGGCACCCTTAATCACATTCAAATCTCGATTCAGACCGAGGATCTTTGAGACGACATCAGCCTTCTTAGACTGAAGCTTCTCAAGGGCTCCTTCTTGCAGGTCCTCAAGAATCTCTTCCTTCAGCGGCTTGAAGTTGTCGTGATGCGAACCCTTCTTGCCGTCCCAACGTCCCATCTCGTGTGGACCATTCAGATGCTTCTTCGTGATCACGGCGGTACAGCCTTTCTTGTCACCACGGAATTCAACAGGTGCTCCAGAAGCTATTTGCTTGCAAACGCGTTTCCATGATTCAAAATCAGGTGTGTCTGCGATCATACGGCCTTCAAGAAGGCCAGCAAGTTCCAGAATCCGGTTCATCACTTCACCTTCAGAATCGATTCGATGAACGTCTTCATTTCCTTGCGGAAGTACGCTTGCGCCTTTGGATCGTCGACGAGCGCTTCAGCGAGCGTCATC